CGGGAATTCTTTATCGCCGGAATGATAGGTATTCTTCTTTCTCATTTTTTGATGAATAAGAGAATGTTTATAGAGAGAGGTAATATGATTCGGATTGGTAGTAAGTATCCATTTGGTGGTGCTTATGAATTTGCTAAATATATGCGTTATGATGTTGAGGGAATGTTATACATAACTGGTGATATAAAAGGGTTAGATAAACGAATTAAGGATTGGCAGTTGATGTTATATATTTTGGCGGGGAAGAGGTATTATAATTGGAAGAAATTTACTCCTCGTCAGGCAAGTATGTTTAGGAAGTTATTTCGAATTCTTGCTTATAATATAGCTCATAAAGTTGTGTTACATGTTGGGGGATTTTGGCGATTTATGAGGGGTTTTATGTATTCCGGTGGTAAAGAAACTTCTCCAGGAAATAGTTGGATTTTGTGTTTAGCTTTTTATTGTTATATAATTTATACTTTAGGGAAGTTTCCTCATATAAGAGATTATGTTGATCAATTTTTCTTTTTGCGAATGATAATGATTGCAGTGTATGGGGATGATCATGTTATTGGAGTTCCTCGTATCTTAAGAGAATATTTTAATAAAAAATCTTGGACTCGATTTTTGGAGTATTTTTTTGATATGGAGCTTCAAGAAGCTGAAGAATTCGAGTCGTTTTTGTCGGAGTTTAATCATCATACTGGCGAATTTTCTAAAGTTGGTCCAAAATTTCTTAAGCGGTATTTTGTTGCTAATACAATTGATCCTAAGTTAGCGGCAGTTCTTCCTGTTAAACCTACGGACGAGTCGATGATTAGAATGTTTCTGAATGATAAACAGGAACCTTATGATTATATAATGAGTGCTAAAGGGATAGCTTGGGATACAATGGGCACTAATTTTGCAGCGTATAAAATAGCGAAGTATTTTTATGATCGCGTTGTTGCTGAAAATCCAAATATAACTCCAATGGATGTTTATAAGAGATATTTGGAGGATCCCTCTCGTAAGGAGAAATTGAATCAAATTAGTAAAAAATTGGGAATTTCAATAGAACAAATTCTTTCTGGTTTTCCGAGACTAGATAGATTGTTAGATATGCACATTTATGATCCTTTGAAGTGTAAATTTGGAGGAATAGATGAGGCTTATGATGTTGTTATTTCTAATCTTGAAATGATAAATTAGGTTTGTAATTATTTCTCACAAAGAGG